ACAGTCCCTTTGGACAAATGCCACATTGTTTTCAGGGATTTCCAAGGCTGCCAAGATCAACGCTGGAATGTTGTAATGGCTTTGCTCTAGCCACATTTGTCCCAGAAGACCATGCAAGGCAGAGGCGTCTGTATATGGATTGGCGAGGCGAACAACCCTCATCAGCAAGCCCAAATCTCCGCCCATTTCTTTCTCAAGCCACGTTGGAAACACTCCCATGTATTGCATGGCGTGAATGCCATGAGCTTGAGGACTTGCCACGTCTGAATGTGGATTGTCTCCTATGTGAAGATCAATGGGAGGAAGGGAGGACCAAATGTGACCAGAGCTTTTGCCGCCAGTAGAGACAAAAATTTGCACGTCGGCGCTCAGTCCATTTTTTCGCAGAATCTTCTCAATAGCCTCTGCCGGCAAATACATATCGCTGACGATCAAATCACCGTCTTTCACTTGCGACAGGTTTTCGGCAATGGGGCAGCAGTGTTCAAGCTCTGCCTCGATTTCCAGAGCTTTGTAATGTTCTTTTTTTGCATCGCTCCACCCATAGTCTTTAGCCAATTCTTCATAGATGGCACTGAGGGTCCATGGGGCTCGGGACTCTGCTGCCTTGCGTCGCTGCGTAAAGTCAGCAAGGCCAAGCTTTGCCCCCATATCATCAAAGACGCTGAGCGGGTCAAATTTACGGCGTGTTACCAGCGTGTCGAAACAATCCCAACTAATTGTCATGACTTTTTCTTGATAACCAGCAGGGCTTCTGCAGCAAGGGCTTTATCGTGAAGGGGGCTATGGGAAGGAAGCAAAGTGATTGATTCTGCCTCGCTCAAAATTGTTTGAACCACGCTTTCAGGAATGTGGTCCGAATGTGCCAATTGTCCTTTTGTCCATTGCCGAGCAAGCTCTACCGTCTTAGGACAAGATTCTTGGAAAGGCTGCCAATGTAAATCTTCGATGATATACAGACCACCAGGCTTGACGGCCTTCCACAATGCGCAAAGAGTGATTTGCTGGTGTGACGATGCGTGGCTTCCATCGTCAATGATGATCGTGCGCTTGCGACTCGTGCAAAGAGCTAGATCGCAGGGCTTGCTTTGATCGCCAATGGCAATTTCAAATCCCTCGCCCTTAAACCTTTCAAACTCTGCCCTGATGTCAAATCCAGCAATCTGAGCCTTGCTGCCAAAGTAGTCTCGATACATGCGCAGTGACGGCACGTCCGAGCAATCGTCACGATTAAGGCCAATCTCCAAAAGGCTTACGGTTTTGCCTTTGTATGGGGCGAAAAGCGCTTCGTAGTGCTCCGTATAGTTGTGAGCACATTTGTACTGGTTGCCTTTGTCGCTGTTGTAGCGATTTGCTAATTCGGTGAGAGAAAGAGTCATTGTGCGTACACCTTTCGTTGGGCCCATAGTTCGTTGTAATTGTTGACGCCCTTGGCGCCTAGCCCTGTTAAATCGCCACCACCAGCAGGCTTGCTCCAGGCCATGATTGTGCCATCAGGCAAAACAAAAGCGCGGTTCTTTTGCTCATGCGCAGGCGTCAGCTCAAGATAGTCGCCATAAACGAAATTGGCATTGCCTCCATTGGCAGCCAGGGCAGCGCCTAGCAGCGTGGGGCCAGTGGGGCACAATGGGGTGATGCCATAGTATTGCTCGTGGCAGTTGTTAACAATCATTTGAATGGCAGTCACCAGAGCAGGATTGTCAGGCTTGGAATAGAGGACAGTTGTAGCGCAAGCCCAAGAAGTGAAGCTGAATCGCTGGATGTCCCTAAAGGCAAGCCATTCAATTCGATCTCCCACTTCCACAGGCGCATTGACACGTACGCCAATGTCAAAATACCAGCCACCTAGCTTATTAAGCAGGCAGAATCTCCCAAGGTCAGCCTTGTAAGAGTAGGGCTGAAGGGTGTCATGGGCCCAAAGCACATCAGGGTCGTAGCTGTCGGCAATAAACTGGCGCAGCGTGTCTTTCGTAAAAAGACGATACTCGGCATCAGGAAATGCGTTTTTGACAGTACCAGTGGCGTGCTGCAAAAACGGCGACAGCTCCGTATCGGTGTCGCTTAGGAAAATCTGTGAAACGTGCATGATCAGCCAATTTTTACGGGCTTGCCGAAGCCTTTGTGCCCCTGCTTGACGGGCTCATTTAGAAGCGTCTCAACGATACCAAGCATCTGCCCTTGAATAAACGGCCAGGTGAAGCGCTCATTGTGTACGCGCTCATAACACCACTCACCAGCCATTTGCAGCTCCTCCCGATTGTGGTAGTAATGGTTCAGGATTGCGGCAAGGCTTTCAGGCTCAGGCAATGGACGCTCAAGGCCATAGTTCCTGTCGGTTTCAGAACCATGGCACTGAATGCGTCTCACGCCATTAAAAATCTCTTGGCAACTGGTGTGGTCTGGCACGATTTGTGCGACGCCCGTTGCTGCATGTTCAGTATTGACCAAGCCCCAGCCCTCGCCAATGCAAGTGTTAATGCCCACGTCACAAGCGTTATATACCTTGTTTAGCTGTTCAATGGGAAGGCAGTTATGGGTGGAAAAGTGTGGGCTGGTAAGGATGAGTTTGCCAGCGGCGTCATAACCCTCGTCGCGGGCAATTCGCTTTAGCAAAGGCACGATTTCCCATCCCATATCCTTTGTGCCCATATTCAACCACAGGCGAGCATCAGGCTTGTCTTTCGCAAACTTCACAAAGCCTTTAAGCGTCAAGTCAATCCGCTTGCGTGGCTGGTTCCTGTTGCCATTGAAGACAATGAACACGTCTTGCGGCACGCCAAGCTCTTTGCGGCACTGCTCCTTATTCAGCGGGAAAAACTTGGTGAAGTCCGTGCCATGGCCCACCACGGCAATGGGCTTTTTGTAGCCCATAAGCTGGATTTCCTCCTTGCCAAATTCAGTGTAGGTGGCCAAAAAATCCCACTTATCAATGGCAGGCAGTAGCTCAGGGAAAAGCCCATAGGAGTCGATGGGGGTGTAAACGAAAGTCTTAAAACCAAGGCTTTCCTTAAGCGGTTCAATTTTGTCGAGCAGACCAATCGCCACCCAAATATCATTCACCACGAATACAAGGTCAGGCTTAATGGCCTGGACAAGCTCTGAGATACGGTGCGAGCCAAAGGGGTCGGAGCCGTAAGCTTGTGCGGGATAGAGAAAACAGTGCTGTTGCATGGGCGAAGGGTCCCCATGATGGTTTACAGCCAGCACATGCACTTCATGATCTTTCGCAAGAGCCGGCAACAGGTACTCTGCAACGCGCCCAAACCCAGTCTGTACCGCTGCGTCTCCACAGTACAAAATCTTGGCCACAAGAAAGCAAGAAAACTTGCTAGATACTAAGGCCCGTTTCAGACTTGGACGCTGGGAAACTGCTGCCTGAAATACTCCACGGAACAGCGGCAGCGAGAGCGACAGGCACAACGCTGACCAGGGAGCGGCACCGCGCCAATGGGGACCACGCCACGAGCGGCAAAGGCTAGACAGTCGTCGCAGTGCTGAGCTTGAGGATCAAGCCGCCTGCGCATTAGAGAGAAGCCTTGCTGCTGCTTACGAAGCTCCTCACCTTGGAGAAAGCTGCCACGAACAGACTGAGCGTAGAGGCCAATCCGAGCAAGAGCCATGGGAGAAGAAACGCGCCCATCCAGAAGATCGCGAGCAAAGCCCTGTAGAAAACGATATTCCTCACGAAGTTTCTGACCGACCCTGCCATATTCAGCAGAGCCCATCTCGTCTCTTCCCCCATAGCCAATAATTGCTGCCTGAATATGAGCCGCCTTGATTGCTTCGCGGATACTGGTCTGCCATTGATCAAGCGAAATACCACCATCAACAAGAGAGCGAGTAGTGCGCTTCAAAGTGGAGTCAAGTTTACCAATGCGGCTCTCTACAAGGGCCTCCACTGCCTTCTGGCTTAGAAAGCGTCCCTTCTCGTCGCGATAGCGACCAGTGTTGCGGTCATAAGACCATGTAGCGTCCAGCCTCGTGGACAATACTGCAGCAGAGAGTCCGCTTAGATCATTCAGCATTGTCCGCCTCAAGAATGTCCTTGAAACGATCTGGCGCCTCTTCCTTCCATTGCTGAAGAGCTTCGGCAATGTCCTCTTCGTTGATCATTGCAGCCTCGTCAATGTCAGCAAGGATGAGGCCGCTTGGCTTTACTGGCTCAAAGGCGTCGTTTTTGAAATAGGAAGCCTGCTCCTTCTTGCCCTTAAAAGCCTTTTCCATAGAGCCGTGCTTGCGCTTGTATAGCTCTTTGTACTTCCGCGTCACGTAAGCACCCGCAACGGCGCTGGGCCATACCTTGAACTTTGCCTTGGCTGCAGCAATCGCTTGCTTGTGAAGATCCTTGTCGGTGAATTCAACATCCCCTCGCTCGTGCTCAAGATCGCCCTCTAGGAACAAGCCAGCCTTGCTGTCTGCCACTTCACGGGTGCCATCCATAGGAAGCGTGCCATTCTCTTGATTCAATGGGTCGCGGCCACCAGGGGGTATAGCGCCTCCCGCTTTAGGAGCAAGCATTGCATCATTTGCTTTAAGCGATGGGTCGAGAGCGGTTTCCATTGACCACTCGCTCCCGCCATAGCGAGCCATCCTTACTTCTTGAGGATGCAACACTCCAAGTTGTAACATTCTGCCGTCCACGGCTGCAACTCTTGCGCGCACATCCGCCTTTTCACGCTCATTCAACTCAAAGAGGTCGTTGAAGGAAATCCTCCAAGATTCAGGCACTTTTCCCTTTGTCGGACCATCTTTGCTCAGCATGATCATTTCAACCAGCTTTTGCAAAGGCCGCTTGTAGTGGGCGCTTTGGTAGTCGCCAAGCATTTTGGCAAAGTCTCGCTCTTCGCTTCTGCCCGTAGAGCCCAGTCCACTAGGGCTTTCTCCGAAGAGGATAGTGTGAGGAACTTGAGAAGCGCCGATGATGTCTAGACGCAATTTTTCCAGCACATCGCCAATACCGCTAAGGTTCCGAGAAAGATAAAGAAGATCCTCCTTTTCTTTATCAATTGCATATCCTCGATATACGCTTTTGCTCATATCATTAAGTACAAGCCTTTGTCGCACGTCCGCTTCTTTGCCTGCAGCAAGCATCGTGGTCAATCCTTGAAGTTTGTGAACGAACACGTCAAATTCAACAAGCACTGTGGACGCAGCATTGAGGCCGGCCCAGTAATGACGGAAGCTGTCATAAATGGACTGAAGCGTACTCATGCCCCATCCATAATTCCTTTGCCTGATGCGATAAGGCAGCCATTCGCCATCGAAGCGCAAAATCCTGTCCTTATGAATATATGTAAGCTGGGGTTGAGCAATTAGATCGCCAGAGATGATTTGGTAGGATGTCGCTTTGGAATAGTCGTATAGATTTTCCTCGTTAATTACTGGGACAATTTGCCAACGATCGAGCACCTCCATTCCTTCGATGGCGCGAATGTTGCGCTTATCTACGGGCTGGTCTGCTGAGCGCCCGTCGTCAATGTAGAGAAGAATGCAAGCACCACCGTATAAGCGAGCGTTTTTACTGGCAAGCATGAAGTTCTCAAGGATGTAAAGATCCTCGATGGCCTGCTCAATACCCACTACTTCTTCTGCGGCCGCGCCTTCGCCTCCAAACAGCACCTTGAACCCCTTGCGTGTGGACTGCTCTGCAACAATGTCCACCACTCTCTTAGGGATCCACATGCCGTAGAGCCCCTCTAGCTCTTCTTGCGTGAGGAAAACGATGGGCTGAGTTTTGGTGTAGGTGCTCTTATCACGGCCAGTACCAAATCCTGTTAGCGCATTGGCTAGCCCATCTAGGCGCAACTCTCCCCCACTGGAATGCCCCAAATCCACAAAGTCTTCCGCCATTGTCCCCACTATGGTCTTCTTTTTATTCTACTCGTGGCTAGTATGGCGCGGAAAGTCTTTTGCTTATGGCCCCCACGCCCATTGAATTCACCTTTACGCCTGAGGAACGGCGTTTGGCGATGGAAGAAGGAATGAGAAGGCAATCCGTGAATGAGGCGAAAGGGTTGCGTGGACGGAATAGAGGGCCACGGTTCGGAGATAAGGCACTGCAAGTGCATTTGCTGGGGGCTGCGGGCGAGGTTGCCGTGGCCAGCTATCTTGGGTTAAAGCATGAGTTGTTCAAAGAGAAAGAGGCGCGTAGAGACTCGGATGATTTGCCGGGAATAGACGTAAAGACTCGCTCAAAGCATTCATACGACTTACTGGTACAAAAGGGATCCAATCTTGAGCGAAAGTATGTTCTTGTGACTATTGAAAACCAAAAAACATTGCTTCACGGGTGGTGCTACGGAGAAGAGGCCATGCGGGACAAGTTTTGGGCTGACCCTGCTCGTGGGCGCCCCGCCTACTTCGTGGGACAATCGTTTCTTCGTTCAATGGAAAGTCTGAAATGACTCTTCGCTGTAGCGACTTTGCACAGCATGCCCTTGGCGTGGAGCTTTGGGATAAGCAAAAAGAAATTCTTGACAATCTATTTGAAAGCAATATAAACCATGCAATTTGGGCTCTCGGCAGGAGAAGTGGTAAGACTTTTATGTCGGCCATTGCTGCTTGCTATATGTGTTTTGTCCTTGATGAATACTTTATCAAGAGAGTACGAAAAGGCGAAAAGTGGTATATTATTGCCGTGGCCAACGATCTCGGGCAATCCAAGATTGCGCTCGACAACATCCGGCAGCTAATTATCAACAGTCCCTTTGAGCAGGAAATCGCAAGGGAAACCAGCCTGGAAATTGATTTCTCCTTCTCTTC